AGCCATTGCAGCACCGGGGAGGTCGCGGCGGAGCCGGTGTCCTTGTAGATCACCGCGTAGCGGTATTCCGCCGTGACTTCTTTCCATTCCAGCGTTTTCGCTTTGAGCCGGACGGTGTTGGTCGCGTTGTCGTAGGAGACGGTCTTTTCGGTGAGTTCCTTGCCGCCGGTCGTGTAGTTGGTCCCGCCGCCGCCGGCAATCTCCTGGGCGTTCACGTCGTCGATGAAGTCGTGCGCGTCCTGGTCCGGGGTGTAACCCGATTTGACGAGCATCACCTTGATCGTGTCGTTCGCCCAATCGACTCGCCGAGCCGCGGTGGCGCCGAACTGCCCGAGGATCGCCTGCCCGTACCACTTTGCAACCGTCGCCATCGTCGTCTCCTTACTGAGTCGCCTTTTGAGTCTCGGGCACGCGCGTCTCGCGTAGGTAGCGATCCATGCGCTGCACCGACCACGGCGCAGCGCCCGAGAGCTGGTGAGAGAAGAGCGTCGCCGACTGGCCGAGCTGGGACTGATGCTGGCCGACCGCCGGCGCCACGCCGAGTTTGAACGTCTTAGCTGCGTCGAGCGCGCCGAAGTCCTCGGCCACAGCCACGCCGACTTCGCCGGTCCCCCACACCTTCGCGTTGACGAGGGTCTTTTCGTCGGGGTCGTCGAGGTCGTAGAAGCCCGACTGCCACTTCGGTTCCATCGTCGCCGCAGAGGCGTCGTCGTCGGTGGCCGGCGTGTAGAGGTAGATGCGGCGGTTGCCAGCGCCGGTCCCCGAGAAGAAGATGCGGGCGCGGTTGTTCGTCTGTTCGGTCCACGCGACGATGCAATTGAGCGCCGCGGAGCGGATCGACCACGACTGCTTGCGAAGGTCGTACTTGAGCACCCGGTCGACGATGCCGCCGGATTCGAGGCCCACGTAGATCGCCTCGCCCATGTAGGCGATCCCGGCGGCGTTCACCCACCGGCGGGTCCCGAGGGTTTTGGCGATCGGGCCGACGAGGGCCTGCGAGCGGCTGAGCGGCTCGAGCTCGTCGCTGAGCAGCGAAGGCGCGTCGGCGGTCATGGCGAAGACGCCGTGATCGGCGACGAGGTAAACGGAGTCGGTGCCGGCGATCACGTTCTCGGCGTGCTTCGGTCCCGGCTGGCGCATCCTGGTCCCGAGCTCGACCGAGCGGAAGTTGAAGACGGGTTTGCCGTCGTCGTCGGCCGACACCCCGTAGAAGATGAAAGCCCTCGTCTCCTTGAAGACGATGATCGTCCCGCCGAAGGCGACGCAGCCGGTGATTTCCTCGCCGTCGCCGGGGTTGAGCTGCACGTAGGAGGTCGGTTCGTATTCCTCGCCGTTGCCGGGCATGGAGAACCAGACGTGCGAGCCGGAGCTGATCGCGCCGTTGGGACCGCCGCCGCCGGTGGTGCCCGCGACGACGAGCCGGTTGCCGCCGTCCGGCCACACCGCGAGGAAGCGGCCTTTGGGCATCGCGACGCCGGCGGCTTCCCCCACTTTCGCGGTCGGGCTCGTGAAGTCCGAGCCGTCGTAGCGCTTGATCGTGTTTTCCTGGTCGGCGATGTACGTGTAGGTGGCCGAGGGCGTGCCGAGCTTGGCGAATGCCAGGTGCTTTTCGTTCACCGCGGCGGTTTTGCCGGCGACCTCTTTGCCTTCCTCGTTGACCGCGTACAGCGTCGACCCGCGACGGGCGAGCAGCCGCACGAGCGAGTGGCCGTACAAAATGTCGTAGCTCGAGGCGGCGTCGGCGAAGGAATAGGCCGCGGCGCCCTCCCTCGAGCGGACCCTCCCGAGCGAGTCGTCCCAATCGACGTCGAGGAGGTCGATCGCGTTACCGCTGCCGACGTCCTCGAGCGGCGCGTTGAGGATCAGGCCGCCCCACTCCGTGAAGGGGATCGGTTTCGGCGCTTCGGGCATCGGCGCCTACAGGTAGTCGGCCGGGCCGCCCGTTCGGGTGATCCGCCGCGCCTGGTCGTAGTTGGTGTGCAGGAGCGCGTGGGCCATCCCTTCAAGCCGCCGTTCGTAGTCCTTGAGGATTTCGGCGGCGGCGGCGAAGTTGTCGGTGGCCTTGTAGACCTTGATCCGCACGCCGTCAACGATCAGGTCGTGGTAATCGGCGGGGATGATCGGCTCTTCGGTGTCGTCGATCGCCGGCGGGGTGCGACGGTAGTGGGCGCGGAACGTGGCGCTGGTGTTGCCGGGGTAGACCTTGAGCGTCGAGCCGTCTTCGGTGTACCAGTAGGCCGCGCTGCCGACTTCCGAGAGGTCGGGATCGCCGAGGCTGAGCTGCGCGAGGGTGGCCGGTTGGAGGAGGTTGTCGTTGGTGACGTCGGCGAAGACCTCGACGTGCGCCAGGTCGGCGACTTCGAGCGGCGCTTTGCCTTCGGCGACGGCCATCAGGAACGGCCAGGGCTTGACGTCGCAAATGTCGCGGATCACCTGGGCGATCCAACGGTTGATCCGGTCTTCGCCGCCGGCGTCGCGGGCGATGTTTTCCGCGCCGTTGGCGATTACCTCTTCGCGGATTTCTTTCCGGTTCACTTCGTCTTGGCTCCTGCAGGTACGACGACTCCGCTGCTCGTCGTCGTGGTCGGGAAGTTGACGCCGCCGGCGTAGGGGACCACTCCCTCTTCCTTCTCGGGCTTGCCCTTCCGGTCGAAGCGGCGGTGCTCGCCGCCATCGCCGGCGACGCGCTTGGCGGCCCGATAGGCGGCGGCCGTCTGCTCCTTGCGGCCCTCGCCTTCGGTGAGCATCTGCCGAGCTCGAGCGGCGGCGGCTTTCTCCTCCCGTTTCATCAGGTCGTCGAAGATGCCCGGTTTCCACATATCGCGGGCCTTCATCTCCTCGACGATCGCGAGTTCGGGATCGCGGTAAGCGCCCTTGTCGCCGAGGATCGGGAAGTACTGGTCGTCGAGCTCGGCGCTGGTGCGGAGGATGATGTGCCAGCGCGCGGGGAAGAGTCCGGGCGCCCGCTCAGAGACGGGCACCCGCGCAGCCTCGGGGTCGATGAAGTCGACTTCGATCCTCGGGTCGAGCTGCTTCAACTCCCGTTCGAGCTTGCGCGCCATCGGGTCGACCTTGCCCCGCCAGGAGCGCATCCGTTCCCGGCGGGCGTTGCGACCTTCGACGGCGACGAGGCCCGAGTCCGTGACCCTCCCCCGCATCGCTCTAGCTCCCGTAGGCGATTACCAGCGCGGTCGGTTTTTTGACTTCGGCTTCGTTCGCGACCTCGGCCGGCGTCTCGTCGTAGAGCTTGAGCGTTTCGGCCACCGGGTCGTAGACGACGTTCGCGATGTTGACCGTTCCGGTGCCGATCCCGGTGAGCACGGCGTAGCCGTAGTCGACGCGCTGCAAGCCGACGTCGGCGGGCGTCAGTTTGTCGGCTTGGAGGTATTTGGTCGGGAAGGTGATCGGCGTCACCGTGCACTTCTTGTTGCCGGGCGGCGCCGGCTTGACGGGGTGCTCGCCGATCGCGAGAGCGGCTACCGCGGCGCCGAGGGCGGCGAAGAGTGAGAAGGCGAAGCGAAACATTGGGCTGCTCCTTTGCAGGGTTGGACAGGGGCAGCTTGGCCGGGGCGGCGGACGGGAAGCGTCGCGCGGGCCCGAGACGCGGGTGAGGGGCGACCGCCGAAGCGACCGCCCCTCTGACCGTCTAGTTGAGTTTCGACGCGACCGCGTGCGTGTTGCGCCGCAGCAACGCCGTGTTGAGGCGCCACACGAGGTCCCCGCGGAAGCGGGTCGTCCCCTCCTGGTGGCGGATCATCTCCGGCGATGCCCACTGCGGGCCGGCTTTGTGCCGGACGGAACCGAGGTCCCGTTTCCGCAGCATGAAGAGGCAGCGGTCGAGGCAGTCGAAGTGACGCTCGATCGCCGTCCCCTGCGGCGTGGTCAGGCCGTTCCGTTTGCCGGTGTTGTAGGACTCCCCGCCGTCGAAGCGGACCTGGGCCTGGAGTTCCTCCGAGAGCACCCTGATCTGCTTTGCCGACGAGATGCACCAGTCCGGCGTCTCCCCCGACGACTGGAAAACTTCGTCTTCCAGCTCGTAGATGAGGGAGGTCGAAACGTCCTGCGGGGTGTCTTCGACGAAGGCCGCCCACGTCGGAACGAGAGCGGGGTCGATATCCCCGTATTTGGTCGAGTCCGACAGCATGGCGAGCAGGCCGTCAATCTCGAAGGACGTTTCGCCTTCCCGAGCGTTGGCGATCGACACGAAGAATTTGCCGTCGGCTTCCGTGTCAACTGCGGCGCCCGAAATTTCGATCGTCCCGTTTTTGACGTCGACTTTGAGGATTTCCCGTTCGCTAGCGAGCGAGGACTCCGCAGCCGCCGTCCCGATATCGACCTTGAGGCCGGGGTACAGGTGCCCGCGCTTGAGGGCGTTGGCACCGTCTCCCGAAACCACGAGGACGGTTTTGGCACCTTCGCTGTCTTCGAGCGAGCAAATCTTCCCCGTGCCGTCCGAGAAGAGCCCGCGCTGAAGCTGGCGTTTGATGCCGTCGACCGCACCTTCGCGCTCGACCTCGACCGCGCGGGCAACCGCCAACGCGCTCGTGGCCGATTCGTCGATGACGGCCGACTCGATGATGACGTCGAACCAGTTGTGCGAGTAGAGGTAATTCGCTCGCTTGGTGACGACGTTCGTGCCTTTGTTGAGTGAATCGGAGCCGTCTCGGGGCACTGCCGAGAAGCCTCCCGAGAGCCCGGTTCGCACGGTGACTCGAACTTCGTCACCGTGTTCTCCGGTCGGGCTCAGTTTGGTGAACTGATCGAGCAGCTCGGAACCGACAAACACCGAGTTCTCGATCGAGTCGCTGAGCCACGTCTCTCGCATTGCCGCCAGGAAGGCGGTTGCGTTTTGCACTTGCGCTCCTTACGCCTGAGCGGAGGCCATCGCCCTTTCCGCGGCAGCGGCACCCGCCGCCAAGCGATCCTCCTCTTTGGACAGGTCGAGCGCTTTACCGCCGGGCTTGCCACCCGGTGCTCCCCGGCCCGGCTCACGACGCCGCTTGAGCTCATGCTCGACTCCTCTTCCGAGGATGCCTTTCAGGAGTTTCGCTGCGGCCTCGTAATTGGGGAGCCCATCGGGTCCGGGGTTCGACTCCGCCTGGTACCGCACGAAGGCGTCCTCGTCGTCGGTGAGCTCACGTCCCCACGCCTGTTCGATCTGCGGCAACTCCTGGTCCGCGAGGTCGTCGAGCGCCTGCAACTCGGCAGCCGATTCGGCTTCTTCGCGTTCCTGCGCCATGAGGGCTTCGAGCTGGTCGACGCGCTCGGCGTCGGTCGGCTCGTCGTCCTCGTCGAGCAAGCCCTCCAACTCGCCGGCGGCGCCCTCGACGTTGATCCCGAGCTGCGAGAGCATTCCGGGGTCGTTGAGGTCGATACCGAGGAGACGGAGGTAGTGGGGCATCGTCTCGGGGTCGCGCAAGCCTTCGATGAGGGCTTGCGACTCTTCGGTTGCACGCCTCCCGTCGCCGAGCTCCTGCATTCGCTGGGTGAAGTGGGTGTTCATCTGGCCGTATCTCTCGGCCAACCACTCCGGCCCGGCGTCGTCAGGAATCGCGGCGCTGGGGTCGAAGCCCTCCGGCATGAAGGACTCCGTGCCGCCGTCTCCGGTTGCGTCCCCCTCGGGACTTCCGTCGCCGGCGTCGCCTGCCTCTTCGCCTTCCTCCTCGTCCTCGAGCACCAAGCCCCTCTCCCGGCTGTACTTGAGCAGCTCGGGTGGGAGGGACCGCGGCACCCCGTGTTCGACGAGGATTCGGTCCAGCGGCGTGACGATGTTGTTGTCGGGCTGATCCGGCTCGGCCGGGGCTCCGTCGCGCATACGCGCCTCTTTCTTTCGCAGCGGGGGCGTCGAGGCTGATCCCGCTATTTGCGCGAAGTGTCGACTACGCCGCGGCGGAAGCGTTCACGTAGGCCGGAAAGAAGCCGATGATGCCGGCGAGCACGACGTGTAGCGGCGCCGAGACTCGGACCTCTTTCTTGCCCATGCCCTCGCGCAGAAGCAGGGCCTCGAGCGACGCCTCGGTGAGTTCGTCGGCCTGCACCTGACCGTCGACCGTCCACGTGCGCGGCGGCAACTCGGGGTCGTGCACGTAGCGAGCGCGGGGGCGCCAGCGGCGCTCGCGGGCGGCGAAGGCAGCGAAGATGTGGTCGGCGTCCACGCGCTCGAGGCAGGCGCGACTATTCGCCTTCGCCTTCGCCGCCGGTGGCCGGGAGCGACGGCGATTCCTTCGGCGGCGATTCCTTGGCGGCGTTGGCGCGGCCCTGTTCTTCGGCCGTTTCGTCCTGCTGTTCGGCCTGCCGCTGTTCCTGAGCAGCTTCGAGGTCGAGCAGCTTTTGGTAGTAGAAGAGGCTCGCTTCCTTGACGAGCGGCTCGCTGCGTTCCCAATCGTCGGTCTTCATCCACTGCTCGATCGCGGATTTGAGGATCGGCAGGGAGTCGAAGGGCCGGGGCAGCCAGCCGGGGACCATCGGGTTCCCGCGGAGGTCGGTCGTCAGCGGTTCCTCGCCGGGCAGCGCCGGGCGGTCAGGCTGATCGAAGAAGGTCCCGGCGCGGAGCTGGCCGATCACGCGGTGAGCTCGGCCGACGTCCTCTTCGTAGCCCTGAATCAGTTTCTCGGGGTTGGCGGAGTTGATCGCCTCGATTACGACTTCCGGCGGGAAGACGCCGGGGAAGACCTGCACGAGCTGCATGATCCGCTGTTCGATCTGCGAGCGCGTCTGCATTTCGGTGGCGGTCGAGCGAATGCGGACGTCGGTCTGCCCGCGAATGTCGGAGCCGGTGAAGTCGCCGACCGATTCCCACCCCGTCGTGCCCTGGTATTTCATCAGCCGGTCGGAGCCGTACTTGTTCTGCGCGATCACGAGGCAGTCGGACATAAGCTCGGAGCGGAAGCGGTTGAAGTCGTCGATGAAGCGCTGCCACGCCGAGCGGCTGAGTTCGGTGGCGGAGTTGATCGCCTTGCCGGATTCGAGCTGGGGCGGCACGTCTTCGTCGAAGCTGATCTTCGAGAAGCGGGCCTCGGCGCGTTCTTCCATCTGAAAGAGCTCGTCGGGGAAGGGGATATTTTCGCGCCATTCGGGCTTTTCGCCTCGAGCAAGGGAGCGGTCGTACTCGATCACGAGGCCCGGCTCGTCGGTGGGATCGGTGAGCAGCACACCCTCGGCGGCCATGAGCTGCGCGACGAGGCCGATCTGCGAGTACTCGCTCTGCTTGTTGATCGCCTGGTCGTAGGACCGCACCGTGTCGATTACCTGCTGCACGAGGCCCTTGGCGCGATCGCTCGAGCCGTCGACGTCGTAGATCAGCCGGCGGAGGCAGGGCGTGTCGACCACGCGCCCCTCGTTGTCGACCATCGGGTAATCGTCGTCCTTGAAAATCTTGCGGCCGTTCGCGTACACACACCAGCGGCCTTTCGGGTATTTCCGGCAGGGGCGCTCGAAGTATTCCGTGACCATGCAGAGGTTCGAGCCCTTCTTCTCCTTGGCGATGGTCCGGCCTTCGTTGGCCGTCCTCGCGTCGGCCCGGAGCTTCTCGCCGGGGACGGAGATGAAGCCTTCCTCGTCTTCGAGCTCCTCGATCGAGCGCGCGTGCTCGACGGCGTACCAGCGGGCGTCCTCGAAGTCGACACCGGGCTCCCACAGAACCTCGAGCCCCGAGTAGATCGTGACGGCTATCTCGCCGCGGCCCTTCCACTGCGGTTTCTCCGGGTCGGGCTTGCCGGCGTTCGGGTATTCGCCCGAGCCGGGCGGGTCCTCGACCTCCGCTTCGGGGTGCTGGCTGACGTCCTCGAACGGGCCGACGTTGGTGTTGAAGTTGGCGCGGCCGAAGGCTTCCTCCGTGACCATCGCGAACCACAGGGCCTTCGCCTCGGCAGTCGGGAACTTCCACGTGTTGTAACCGGCGCGCGCCAGCTTGAGGGCGAGCAGAGCGCCGGCGTAGTCCTCGGGGTCCGACGTCGCGCCGGTCGATTCCCAATCGGGATCGCGCTGCGTCGCGGCGCTGATCTTCCGCTTGAGCATCGGCGAGATGATCTCGTTGCTCCGGCGCACCCGGTGGTCGGGCTTTTCGCCGCCGAGGGCAATCGCCGTCGTCGAGAGGTTGGTGACTTTCGTCCCGTCTTTGGAGAGCTCGGAGAAGTGGTTGCCGTTGGCGAATTCGATCCCGAGCAGGCGGCGGGCCTGGACTTCGCTGAGCCCTTCCCGGCCGCGCTTGAGTCGGGCTTCGACGTCCTTGGGGACGTCTTCGCGCGGGCTGCCCGTCGTGGCTGCAGGCGCCGGATCGGTGGCGACGTCAGCCACGGTCGCCCTCTGGCTCGGCCTCTACCGGCAAGCCGCGTTCTTCGTCGCGTTCGCGCTTGCGCCGGACGTAGGCCGCGTCGTCGTCGGCGGCGATCGCTCGAGGCCGGGGACGATCGCCACGCGACGCTTGCACGTGCTCGGCCACAGCGACGTCCGGCGCCTGGATTCGCTGCAAGAGCTCGGCCCGCTCCGCCGCCGCCTGCTCAACGAGCCGTCGCCGCTCGAGCGCACCCGCACGGAGCACGTAGACGAGGGTGGCGACGAGCGCGAGGCAGACGAAGGCGAGGCCGAGCTCGATCATCGAATCGGCGAGGCGCCCACCGAGTACGTCCACTCGGCGCCTTCGTCCGTGTCGACGCGGACGCGCCACACGTTCGGCGCCGGGTCGAGGTTGGTGACGAAGATCGTCTGCGGTTCGCTGGCGAGGGTGCCGGCGTCGACGTCGAGGCTCCCGGCGAATTCGTTGTAGTAGTTGCCGGAGGCCGGGTCCTTCGCGTCGATGTGGAATTTGATTTTCGTCGCTTCCGCTTCTTCGAGCGCTTCTTCGGCGGCTTTGAGTTCCGCTTCGGCCGCTTCTTTCGGCGCCCCTTCCGCCGCTTCGGCGACTTTGGCTTCGGCGTCTTCGACCGCTTTCTGCGCGCCCGCGATCGGCGTCCCGGTGATATCGAGGAAGACGTGCGCGCCGCGGACGGAGCCGGTGCGGACGTCCTCGCTCACCGCCGGCTCGGTGCGCGTTTCTGAGTCAAGAACGGTGCCCTTCATTTCAGGTCCCCTCGGTTGAAGTTCCGTCGCCGGGATCCTCACGCGACACCCCGAGCGCCGCCCGTAGCTTGTCTTCCGCGGCGGACAGTTCCTCGCCGCCAGCGACGAGCTCGGCGAGACGCTGCCGCTCGGCGTCGCATTCGGCGAGCTCCTGCCGGAGCGCGTCGACGTCGGCCTGCGGAACCATCCCGAGCAGGTTGACCGCGGCCTCTTCAACGACCGGGCCGCGCACGTAGAGTCGCGGGTCGCCGGCGCCGCGGGCCTTCGGGGTCGGATCGCCGAAGTCGACCATCGGGCCATCGCGTCGGCCGGAGACGACGCAACAGTGCGGCGGCGAGGACTTGTGGGTGGGGAGCTCGACGAGCTTGGGTTTGATTTTCACGATTGCCTCCTGGTCTAGGTGAACTTGCCCATGACGGTGCCTTGGCGGCGCCGCTCGGGGCGGAACGGTGGTGCGGTGCCCGGTACCCATACCTTCGGGCGCCGACGTCTTTTCCGCTTGACGGGCAGCCGGCGCTCCATCGCGAGGTAGCGCTCGACGTCGCAGGCGTGGTCGTCTTCCTTCACGACGCCGAAGCTGCCGTCCTCCTTGGGTTTCTGGCGGTACTTCCGTTTCTGGCGGATCAGGTTCGTGCAGCGGGAGGAGACGACGATCAGCGGGAAGGGCTTGCGGGTGAGCCGACCGCCGCCGTTGCAGACGTGGCAGGGGTAGTAATCGTCGGCGGCGTCCTCGTGGCCGGGCTCGACGCCGAGGCCGTTGCAGTGCAGGCAGGGCTCGTCGCACTCGATCATGTAGCTCATCCGGCGCTTGACCTCGAGCACGCCGGCTTCGAGGTCATTCTGCCCGTAGATCACCGGGATACCGGCGTCGATCCACGCCTCGCCGATCCGCTCGCCGGTGTCGAGGGAGCGGCCCTTGGCGGCCGGGTCGATCACGTTGTATTTCGCGACCTCCGGCAGTCCCCACCCTTCGCGCAGGGTCGCCATGTGCTCGGCCGCGTGTTCGGGGATCGCCGAGCGGCCCGAGAGCGCGAGCTCGTCGTAGATCACGAGCCGCGGCAGGGTGACGCCGTTGATCCGCACGTCTTGGATGCCCGAGAAGAGGATCGCCGTCTCGACCTGTCCGGGGTCGATGCCGTCAAGGTGTTCGAGCTGGCCGACGAGCTCGGGCTCGATGTGTCGCTCGTCGACCACGTGCAGGCCGCCCACGTGCGGCTCGAACTCCTCGTAGACGAGCCCTTTGGCCGCCTTGAACTCCCCCGACTTGATCGCTGCACGACGGCTCGGGTTGATCTTCGAGAGCGCTTCTTCGCGACCCTCCGGTGAGAGGTGCGGGTTCTCGTCGATATCGGCTTGGATCATCAGCACGCCGAGCTCGTGGTTCACCCACACCCGGTCGGCGAGCTTCTCGGCCTCGTCGCATTCCGCCGTCGTCTCCCAGAATTCGTCGAAGACCCACCCGAGGTCGCCGCTGAGCGGGGTGAAGCCGAAGAGTTCGTCGCCGCGGTAGTCGGCGAGGCGCATGGCGCACTGCTCCCTGATCTTCTCGCCCTTTTCGCCGGCGGGCTCCTCGTCGAAGACGACGCGGTGGCGGGCCGACCCACCGAAGCGGGCGTCGGGGTCCTGTTCGAGGGTGAGGAACTCGAAGAAGTTGCCGTTGGCGAGCCAGAGCACCTTGTCCTTGTCCTTGTACGCCTTTTCCCAATCGCCGCCCCGGAGCTGCGACGTCGGAATCCACTTGAGGATCGTCTCGAGCACCGAGTGGAAGGCGCGGCCGTAGTCGGGCGTGACGAAGCGGCAGTAAAACTTTTCGTCCCAAATCCGGTAGGGGAGCAGGGCCTCGGGCACGCAGTCGCGGTCGACGGCGTTGATGAGGCAGTCGACGACGGTGGCCGTCGACTTCCCCGAGCGGTTGCCGCCGGTGAAGACTTTGGTCCGCACGCGGGTCTTGTGGAACCAGTGCTGCCGCTCGTGCGGCACGTACTGATGAAGTGGGTTCTCGCCGAGGCTCGCGTTGGCGCGAGCGAGGAGGGCAACTACCTCCGGGTCTTCGAGAATCTGCGGGTCGTCGACTTCGACGGCGAAGCCGTCAGGAGGCGTCACCGTCGCCCGCCGGCGGCAGACGTCGCTCGACCGGGACCTCCGTAGCCGTCGCGCCCTGCCCGGGCCCCGGCGACGGCTGACCCTGCCCGACTTGCAGCCGGACACCCTTGCGTTCGAGGGCGGCGCGAATCTCGGGGAAGTCGTGCTCGACGATCTGCGTGGGGCGGCCGGTGAGCATCGCGTGCTTTTCCGTCGAGACGCCGCCCATCACGGCGGACTCGTGCAGCACCTTGGCGAGCTCTTTGAGGTTTGCGCGGCAGGCCGCTTCGATCGTCCATAGCTGTTTCCGCTCGGCTTCGAGGCGTTTGCGCTCGTCGTCGGCTTCGTCAGTGTCGTCACGCGAGAGGACGTCTATCCGCGCTTCGACCTCGGCGAGGCGCTGCGTCACGCGCTCGAGCTCGGCATCCCGGCGGTCGAACTCGGCCTTGATCCGGCGCAGGACGTCTTCGCTGAGCTCGGCCGACATAACCGACAGGCGGTGGTAGTTGTCGGCGAGGCGCTGCCGGATTTGCGTTTCGACTTCGGTGGCGATCCGCTCGTAGCGCTCGTGGTGAACGCGGTGGACCCACGAGCGAACCGTCTGCCACGGAATGTCGAGGCCAGCTTCGAGGAGGAGGCGCTCGGTCGCCTGCATCCGGCCGCCCTCGAGCGCCCACGCCGTCAGCGCGAGGTCGATTTCCTCGAAGCTGTAGTCCCGTTTCGCCACCGGCTACCGAATCCGGCGGAGCGTCTCGGCGAAGCGGGCGCGCTGACCGAGCTTGCCGCCGCTCTTCGCCGCTTCCGAGAGGAGGGCGGCGGGGATGCGCTGCCCCTGCGGGACGCCGAGCTGGCGATGAAGAGCGCCCGGGTGCTTGATCGCGCCGGCGATGAAGTTCCGACCTCGACCGCGCTTCTTCTTCATTGCCGCCTCCGATCCTCGATCCGTTTCGCGAGGCCCGCCATGCCGGACACGCCGGGTTCGCTCGAAGCAGATGTTGGCGGCGGCGGCGGCGGCGACACGTCGCGGTCGCCAGGTGACGGCGCCTTCACGAGCTCGACCGGCTCCCACCCCATCGCCTTGCGGATCACGTCGGCCTTCGCCAAGCCGTCGCGGGCGGCTCGAGCAGCGAGGTCGGCTGCCTCGTCGTCGAGCAGCCGCATCTTGAAGTCGTGCCCTCGCTTCGCCATCAGCCGCTCCCGCCGGCGAAGGCGACGGCTCCGGTGCCGACGTCGACGACCGTCACCCGCCAGTTGCCGATCGCCGCTACGCGCTTGCCCTCGGCGATCGCGCGGGCGCGGCGCATGAGGCTTGAGTAGCCGTCGAGGTACACCACGGCGCCGGGTTCGTCGTCGAGGCACGGGGTCCTCGTCGAGCCGAGCTGAACCTGCCACACCGGCCGCAGGCGGCGGAAGGGCACACGGCGCTCGCGAGCTCGCATCCGGCGGGCGAACGCCTGCGGGTCCTCGTCGTCGCCGAGCGGGATGAAGGGACCGCGGAAGCGGTCGGCGTCGAGTAGCGGCCTCATAGCGGGTCCGGCGGGTCGTCGGAGTAGGGCCATTCGTCGGCGACGCCTTGCAGGTCCTTCGCGACGCCTCCGGCCAGCGGGATCGGTGAGGCCATGCACGTTTCGCACACCCACGATTCGTCCCGCTCGGTCAGCCGGAAGACGCGCTCGCCCTGCCGGAGCTCGCGACTGCACTGACCGCACTCTTCGCCCTCGAGCGGCGGGTAGTCCTGCCGCGGGTTGCCGCGGGCCTTGACCGTCGTCTCCGCCCACGCGCTCACGAGAGCGCCCCGATCAGCGCGTGGCCGCCCTCGTAGATGCCGAGCCACGCGAGGAGGTCGAAGAAGAGCAGCCATGCGTAGACGGCGCCGACCGTCACGAGCGCCCCCGATCCGTCGCGGTTCGATCGAGCAGCTCGCGCAGGGCGCCGCCGGCGGAGACGGTCAGCGTCTCGACCGCTTTGGCGATACGCCGGCCGCTGCGCTCGGTCAGCGCGATCGACTCGGGCTTCACGTCCTCCTCGGGGACGGCGCCAATGTCCTCGACGTCCCAAGCGAGGGCGCGCTCGAGCAAGCGGTACTGCTCTTCGGGGAGCCGCTGCGCCGCGGTGAGAAGGGCCTGTGCGGAGAGCACGAGCTCGTCGGCGGGGATCACGATTTCGCGAAGCGGCGGAGCCACGCTGCGGCGGATCGGCAGCGCGACGCTGCGCCCCTCGCCGTCCTCGACCTCGACGAAGCGGTACTCGGGCGGGCCGCCCTCCGGGGTCACGTCCTCGAGCACGATTCGGAGCTCGCCGGGCCTGCCGGTCAGCGCCCGCTCGGCGACGTCGAGACGACGGGCGAGCTCCTTGACGCGATCGAGCGGGAAGGCCGCCGGCGGAATGTGCGCGCAGTCGAGGGCCGATTCGACCGCCTTCCGTTCGACCCGCTCCCGGCTGAGCCGGTTGAGGACGTCGAACACGGTTGAGTCCTGCGCGCGTCCCCACAGTTGCCGCTCGGAGAAGAGCAGGTTGGTGGCCGGACCCTCGCCGGGCTCGAGGACGACGTTCTCGATCCCGTCCGTCAGGGCCTCGGCGCCGCGGGCCATCGCCTCCTCGGCGATCGTCGCCTGCAGCAGCGACGACTCGATCGCGTCGGCCAGGACTTGCACGCCGCCGTCACGGTCGAGGAGAACCGGCTCGCGGGCGATCCCGTCAGCCAGCTTGACCCTCGTGTGGAGCAGCGTGTCGTAGATCAGCCGCCGCCGGGTGCCCCTCGCGGGCATCGTGCCGACCCACCCATCGCCGTGCGCGAGGCTGCGGGTGACGTCGACGGCCGCTCCGCCGCCGGCGTAGGGGTCGAGGAAGAGGGTTTCCGAGGCGTCGAAGTCGAGGCCGCAGTTGCGCGCCGGGTCGAGCAGCGCGCCCGCTTCATCGCGAAGCTGCCACCAGCGCCACGGCTCGCCCTCGCGCGGTGCGGCGACGCCGGCGATGCGGAGCGCCCGCTCGATCAGCGCGGCGTGTTCGTCGTCGGGGTGCCACTCGACGTCGATCCGGTGGCCGCCGACGACGACGGTGACGAGGCCCTGCCCCGTCTCCTTGCGGACGGCCGCGGCCACGGCTGGCGCCGCCGCTTCGTGCTTGCCGATCGCGCCCTCCCCGCGGGTCGGCCAGGTCCGGGGCAGCGTCGGGCGCACGCCGAAGTCGCGCAGCACGGCGTCGAGGGCGTCGGCGGGGAAGGGCACGTCGCACAACTGGCCGGCGGTGATCGCCACCATGACCACCCGCTGCACCCACTCGTCGTCTCGATCGGCAGCCGTCGCGGCGGCAAGCGATTTGGTGGCGGCCTCCGCGCTCGGGTCCGGGCCGGGCCGCTCCCGCCGGCGGACCTCGATCGGCACGTCGAGCTCGCGCAGGGCGTCCGTGAACCGGGAGAGGTTGACGCCGGTCGTCTCCTGCCCTCGCACGGTGCGGTGCGTGAAGGCCCGGTCGAGCGCGTCGTGGGCGCGCTGGCGGGCCTCGGCGTCGCTGAGCGGGGTCCGGGGGCGGTGGGCGGTGTCGGGCGGCATTCGGGCTCCTATCGGGTCGGCGGGTCTAGTGTGGGCACACCCTAGCGGGATCGACGGCGGAGCTGTGGGCACACTTCGGACGATGGTGTGGGTACACCTTGGGCGCCTTTTACCCCTGATCTTGTCGACGTGGGTGGGGATATATATGTGCCGGCGACAGCGGAATCGCCCACTCCCCTCCCCCCCTTCGGCGTCGCCTACGCTTGGCGCTGCGCGTGGCTTTCGCGGCCGTGGTCGATGCGAGCCGAGGCGTAGAGCCGAGCGCTGGTGCACAGTCCGATCATTACCGGGAGCACAGGCACGGGCTCGACTGCGTGGCTGGTCGGCAGGAGTCGCGGGCTTTGGTGTCAAGCGCGCGTGTCGCTGGCGGGGTACGGCACGAGCGAGAGCAGCAAGAGACACGAGCGAGCAGAGAGGGAACGCGCGCGCGGGTGTCGCGTGTCGACGTCGCTCCGCGTCGTCTCCTGTACTGCGGTGGCGGGGGCAGGCTACGCCGTGGGTTCGGCGTCGCTTGGGCTTGACGGTGGCGCTGGCGGTCTACGGCTGGCGCTACTGCGGCGGGTGGGGCTGGCCGGGCTGGCGACGGGGCGCGGTGCTGTAGCTGGCGGCAGCCGAGCCGAGCGCCCGGAGGGCGCGGCGGCGGCGCGCGGTCGCGGGCCTGGTCGCGGTAGGCAATTCGTCTAGCGGGCTTGACGGTGTGGGCACACTGTGGTTACTTGACGGGTGAGGTCGCGCGCGCAACGCGGGCGGCCACCCACCGACCACGAAGACGATTGGAGTAGATGCGATGAGCGAAGACGCGAAGCGTTGGGCGTTGGCCGAGGCCGACGCGGTGGCCGATCCGAGCCGCCTTCCGTACACCGTGCGCGACGCCGAGGGCGACCGGCGGGCGGACTTTTGGATTCGAGGCGACGGCGAGCGCTACGTGCGCGATGAGAACCGCCGCCGCGAATCGGGGTTCGTTCTGTCAATCGGGCTTGGCAACGCGGCGATGAGCAGCGCCGAGGACGTGCGCGACGCGCTGGCCGGGATCGGGCAGTGCATCGACGACGGGGAACGTGACGGGAACGTGTTCGATGAGAACGGCCAGGTGGTCGGGCACTGGTCGCTAGAGCTACCGCCGCCGCCTGCGTCGTTCTACAAGGCGCGGGACCTACAGGCCGGGCAGCGCGTCAAGGTCGGCGACACGTTCGAGCGGATCGAGGCCGTGGGCGCGATGCCGGGCGGTCGCGTCGAAGTGATTACCGAGCCCTACAGCGAGGGCGTCCTTTGGGAGGGCGGCCAGTTGTGCGAGGTACTCGACGAGGAGGCGGTCTAGATGCCCAACCCGGACGGCGTGCCGTGCCCTGTCGAGGGCTGCAAGGGCGTGATCGAGGCGAGCGCCAAGGTCTATTTCGACGTGACCGCGCTAAGCGACGACGGCGAGGACGTGGCGGATATGGAGTTTTCGCCGCTAAACGATTCGTACGACGGCCACCCTTGCGCGTTGGAGGCTGAGGTCCGCTTCTACTGCTCGGAAGACCACGAGCTAGACGACTTCGGCGTGACGGGCCGCGCCGAAGAGCGAACCGAGTTCAACGGCCTCGGCTTCTAGCTGCGCTTGGAGCGCTGCCCCGGTTCGACTCCGGGGCGCAGCCTTGCCGTCAACACGGGTTGACGGTTCACCGACCAAAGGAGGACGCAGTGAACGCAGAAAGCGAGATGCGCGACGCCGACGGTCTCGGCGGCGAGCCGGTCGAGAGGCCGGGACAGGCCGCCTGTCGCGAGTTGGCCGAGGAAATCGGCTATAGCGACGGGAGCGACGACGACGAGACGGGCGGTGTCGATGCCCTGATCGACTACAAGAACGCATTGGAGGATCGTTACTGCGAGGCGGTCGACGCGCTGCACGCGCTGGCTGCCGGCGTGCCGATGCTCGACGAGTGGCGGAGCGCGGCCGACTTCATGGAATACGCCGCGGCGACGCTCGACCGCGTGCCGATCGCCCGGCCCGACCACTACCCGGAGGACTGACCAATGCTCGACTTCGTACAGCTAATCGACGTAGACAACCGAGACGACGGCGCATACGTCTTCGCTCACGGCCGCGATGCGCGACGCTTCGCCGAGACGATCAGGGACGGCGGCGGCGACGCCTACGGTTCCGAGCAGGCCGTCAACGTCGGCGACGCGGCGGAGCGGATCATCGCGGCGGAGCGCGGGGACGTGTTGGAGGACAAAGGCTGGCCGGAGCTGGCCGAAGACGTGCGGGAAGGGCTGGCGCTAGAGACGGCGCTAGGCCGCCTGCGCGAGATTGGCGAGGAGGCGAGCGAGGCGGCGGAGCTACTCCGGCGCTGGCGCGACCTAGACCGGGAGTAGCTGCGGCGCTTGGAGCGCGGGCGGGGTTCGATTCCCCGCCGTCGCCTGTACCTATCCACCGACCAAAGGAGGCAACCGTGGCGAAGATCGCGGTTTCTAAATGGCAGTCGCCAGCGTGGCGCTACCGCAATCGACCGATGTTGAAAATGGACCGGGCGCAGCTAGAAAGCGCGTTCGAGGTCCGCGACCGAATCCAAGCGGAAAGCGACGCGATCCGGTCGCGGGCGGGCCTACCGCTGGTCCCTGAAAGCCCGTACACGATGCGGGCGCGGGCGCGGCTGGCGGAGCTAGTCGCCAAAGACGAGGGCAAGGCGACGCGCAAGCCGTCGCGGGCGACGTCGGCGGCTGCGGCGTCGTCGGGATCCCCGCGCGACGCTTTGACGCCGGACGCCTTGGAGGCGTGGCGGCGAAAGCACGAGCGCGAAGGCGAGGAAATCCGCACGGCGGCCGTGGCGATGTTCCGCGACCGCGTGGCGGGCGCTACCCGGATCGGTAAAGCGCTCGGGGTGAAACGTCAGCGGGTCTATCAACTCGCGGCGTAGACGACGACGGCCCGGCTCGCGAAGGGAGGATGCGAGCCGGGCCTATCGCCGTGACGAGACACCTTTGGAGTCCCGTCGAAGCTGCCGCCGCCGTTTTGAGGCCGCCAGGGAAGCGGCGCGGCGACGGCGTACACAAGGAGGCATCCTCGTGAGCCTTGGAGGCTGCGAGCAGTCTGTCAATTCGAGTTGACGGCTTTGGCGAGCGCCGACTCGATCACGTGGTCGGCGACCTCCGGGCGCAGGGCCTTGGCGGGGATCGCGAACCATCGCGAGACACCTTTGGAGTCGGTCGTTTCCACCGTGTAGACGACGAGGCCGCCAACGCCGAGCTCGTCGCGGATCGTCTTGACCTCCCACCAACTCGGGACCACGCGCCGCGCGATCGCGTCGAGACGTTTCTCCTCGGGGCTCACAGGCCGAGTGCGGCCGTTACCTCGGGCATCGGCCAGTCGGCGGCGAGCCAAGCGTCAAGCTCGATTGGCGGCAGCGCGGGCGGCCGGAGTTCGAGGATCAGGTCAAGGATTGCGTCGTCGAGGTCGACTCGCGCTTGCCTGCGGACCTCGGCCACCCACTCTTCGAGGTCAACGGCCAGGTCGGCGAGCTCGTCGAGGCGGCGTTGAAGGTGGACGTGCGAGCTCACTGCTGCACGCAGAGGTAGCGCGGGCGGCCGTCGCCGGCGTCGATCCGCTTCCGGTATTCGATGATGCGGGGCTCGTCGTGCACCGTGGGGAAGTCCAAGTGGGCAATCTCCGGCGGCGAGGGCAGGACGATCTTGGGTTCTTGCCGGGCGTGTTCACGGAAGCACGGCCCGAGGTCGGGGACGAATTGGCCGTCGCGCGGGCCCCCCACGAGTTCGATCTTCGGGCGGCTCACGGGTCGACTCCCGCCTGCTCGAACGGGTCGAGCTTCGAGCGCGCCCACTCGTACCAGTCCGTGTCGTCACCGACTCGCGCCGGCGTCGACGACAGCTCCGCTTCTACGGCGGGGTCGTCGTCGACGCGCGACAGCACCCGCTCGACACCGGACGGGTCGAAACCCGTCTCGCCGAGGGCGTCGAGCGCCGCGGCCTGTTCGAGCTCGTCGAGCTTGAGACAGGCGCGGCACTCACACCACTCGGGATGCTCCCTCACTCGGGGTCTTCCGCCGATCCGCCGTCAGCGTCGGCGGCGAGTTCTTCCTCGAGCTCGCGCTCGAGACGTTCGGCCTCGGCCACGGCGTCGGGCGTCGGCTCGTCACCGGACCCGTCGCTGTGGGCCTCAGACGACGCCTCTCCGTCGCCGCCCGTCGCGTCTGCAGCAGCGTCAGCGGCAGGCTCGGAACCGTCGCCGTCGCCGGCCGATCCGTCGCCGCTCGAGGCGTCGTCGCTCGCCGGCGTCTCGGCCTCGGCGGCTTGGGCCTGCTCGGCGATCTTGCGGGCGCCGATCGTGAGGGCGATCGCTTCGGCGACCGGGCCGGGCAAGTGGCCGTCGAAGCGTTCGCGGACCTTCGCCACGGTCGCTTCGACTTTCTCGGGCGGCAAGAGCCAGCCGAGCGCGGCCATCATCTGCTCGACCTGTTTATCGGTCGCGGCCGGGAGCTCGACCTTGTTGGTGACGCCGGCAGCCTCCATCTCCTCCTGCGGGGTGGCGGAGTAGCCGGCCAGTCCGACGATGAAGCCGAGCGCTTGGCGGAGAGCTCGGGAGCAGGCCCGCGTCTGCGCCATGCCCTTCACGGCGGAGTCGGTCGAGTTCATCCAGTTCTGCTCTTCGCGGGAGCAGGTTGCCTCGCCTCGGCCGATCACGCGGCCGTCCATCGTGCGGACCTCGGCCACGGCGTCGAAGCTCCAACCGACGCACGTCCAGCGGTCTTCGGTTTCTTCGACGATCTGCCGCTTGCCGTCGACCTTGCCCCACTTCTTGCGCTTCGTCACCACGGGGAACTCGGTCCTCGGCTCGACGCGCTGGACGTCGGTGATTACCGGCTGCGCGCCGAGGAAGGTACCGGCGATCTGCCAGCCCTCGATTTCGACGTGCTTCTTCCGGCCGCCGAGATTCTTGGCGAGGTCTTGCTTCTCGATCACGTTCGCCAGCGCAGTCGCCACCTTCGACGCCTGCGCCACGATCGCGTCCGGGTCGTGGGTGTTCCACAGCGTCACCACGCCGCCGCTCGAGGGAGCCGCGACGGCTCCGGCGCTGATCGGGGCGAGGTCGGTGGACGGTGGCGCCATTCCGTCGCGGGGATCCGCAACGGGCTCGCCGTCGTCGACTACCTCGGCGTCGACTTCCTCGGGCTCTTCGTGTCGCTGCTCGTCGCTCATCGGACTCTCACTTTCTTCTCACGGTAGGGCCTCACGCCGGGGATCGCGATGCCCTGACGCACGGCCTCAAGGATTTTCGCCCTGTTTGGCTCCCTTTTCACGTACTCGTCGGGGAGCAGGGCCTCGTCGGTTATCTCGTACTTGAGTTCGGACGTCGGGCTCGCCTTGGCGCCGGTGTCACCGCGGGCGCCGGTGACTTGGGCGCGCGGAGCCATCGCGCGATCGACCTCTTCGCGTTGGTGGCGGGCCTCCTCTTCGTTGCCTTCGGCCTTCGCCTCGGCTTCCGCTTTCCGGGCGGCGGCCTCTTCCTCTTCGCGCCGCTCGCGTTCCTCCTTTTCGCGTTTGCGCTCGAAGGCGAGGGCGCGCTGTTCGAGCGATTCGCGGGCGGCCTTGGCGCTGTTCTTGAGCTCGGTGAAGGACGACTGGACGAACTTGCCCGCGTTGTCGAAGACCTTTTTCGTCTTCTTGCGGGCGGCCTCGGCGTCCTTCACGGCGTCGTCGAGGAACTTCATCGCGTCGGTCGCTTCGCTGTAGCGACCCTCGTCTTCGATATCGCCGGTGAGGGCGTCGGCGGTAGCGCGGGCCTTCGTCAGGCCCTCGGCCGCTTCCTTGAAGGCGGCGAGCTCGCGAATGTCGCCGGCGTCGAGCTCGGCGAGCAGCTCAACGAGCTCGTCAGGCGTCGGGGTCGGCTTTTCTTTGCTGCGGCTGAGTAGTCCCACGGGAGGGTCCTTTCTTTGGGGGGGGGGGGTTGGTTTGGTCAACTCTGGCTCCGGCCACGGCGGCTTTCCTTCGGCGACGCGGCGAAGACGGACTGAGCGGGGCACTGCGCCGCCAAGGTGCCACTCGGCGCACTCCTCGCAGCGGTAGACGACGAGGCGCGGGTTCGGGTGCTGGCGCAGGAAGGCGTCAGCTTCGCCCTGGTGGCGCCAACCGCGCTTGCCGGTCGTGCACGTGCGCTTCCGGCGGCGGTCGCTCCGCTTGTTGCGGTGAGGCCGGGCTTTCCGCCGGCGGCTCACGCGAAGAGCTCCTTTTGGTCGTCGTCTCGATCGGGCGACGACGGATCGAGCTCGAAGCTGGCGGTGTACGGGTCGAAGAGGACGTCGACGCCGCCCTTCATCCCGTTCCTGATCTTTTCAAAGTAGATTTCGCCGCTCGCCAGGGCCTCGCCGTTGTCGTCCTGGTTGCGGTGGACGAAGAGGATCGCGGCGGCGTTGGTTTCGAGCATCCCCGAGTCGCGGAGGTCCCGCTTGACCGGGCGCGGCAGCTTGGCTTGCGTCGCGCGGGCCCGGTTCAGGTGGGAGACGAGGATCACGTGGCAGTTGGCGCGGCGCGCGACCTCCATCAGCCGGGAGAGGATGCGGGTCGCTTCGTCGTTCTTCTCGTAGCCGGGGATCAGGTTCACGACGTCGATCGCCGCGACGTCGTACCCGCCGAGAATGATCTGCTGGCAGATTCGCTCCGCCGGCCAGCCGTTGACCTCGAAGTAGCTGTAGGGGATCGAGCTGAGCGCGGAGACGACGAGGTTCATCTCGGCTTTGTTGAGCTTCTTGAGGAGAATCTTCTCCATCGCCACGCCGGTCGTCTGCGCGACGAAGCGGGCGACACGTTCGCGGCGATCCATCTCCGTCGCGAAGATCGCCGAGCGGTACCCCTGCCCCTTGAAGCCGCGGAGCATTTGGTCGAGCCACCACGACTTGCCCATTTCGGTCCAGCCGGCGACGACGGTGGTCTGCCCTCGGCGGTAGCCGCCGAAGCAGCACTCGTTGAGTTCGGAAAAGGGCAGCTTCATTACCTCGGCCGGCTCCTCTTCGTCGAGGTAGCGGAAGAAGTCGTCGGCGAGCTCTTCCTCGGACGTCGGCGCCGCCGCGGCCTCGAGGTCGGTGGCGATCAGGTCGAGGCCGCGACTGATCCTCTCCTCGAGCTTTTTCTCGTCGTTGCGGTCCTCCATCACCGCGCCTTGGATTTCCTGCGCGCCGGCGAGCTTCGATCGCAGGTTCGCGTTGATCGCGACGATGCGGGCGTAGTGCATCGCGTTCCCGGCGGCGGGCACTTTGGCGGCCAGCTCCGACACGTAGTGCTTGAAGCTCGGGAGCTCGTTGCCCACGGTGAGCTCGTCAACGGTGCCGTCTCGGTGGGCGACCTTCTGAATCGCGGCGTAGATCGCGCGGTGCTTGTCGAGGTAGAACGATCGGCTCGTCAGGCCCGACTCGACGAGCACCCGGCGGAGGGCGGGCTCGGCGACGAGCATGGCGCCGAGCACCGACTCCTCGGCCTCGATGTTCTGCGGCGGCACGTGCACGTCGCTCACGTCGACGCCTCCTCGCCGGCGTCGAGGCCCTGATCGCGGCGTATCTGTTTCCGTCGCGCGTTGACGTCGACGGCCTTGCCGCTCGAGCTGCGGTGGGCCTTGCGCGCGAGCTCGATCGACTGCTCGAACTGCGCGGCGTTGCCGTAGATGATCCGCGGGCCGGGCGGGTCGGTCCACCAGTGTTCGGCGGCGAAGACGGCGGCGATGATCTTGCCGTGCTGCTCGGCAGTCAGCGTCGGGCGTTCACGTATGCGGCCGACGATCGGGGTCAGGTGGGGAGGCACCGAGAGCGTCGTCCCGGCCTTCGCGTTGAAGGCGGCGATGATGGACGTGGCGAGACTGAGCTCTTTGTCGGAGACGACCTTGCCGCCGACCTTGGGCTTCGGCTCTTTCGGTTCCACTCGCTTTGCTTTTGAGTCTTCTTCACCTGTGTCTTCTTCGTCGGAACTGTGGTTCCGGTCTTGAGCGGAACTGTGGTTCCTCTCTTGACCGGAACCGAAAAGGACGTAGCGGTTGGGCTTCGTCTGCCCCTGACGGTGAATCTCGATCAGCGCGGCCTCTTCGAGTTCGTCGAGGTACTTGCGGATCATCCGGTCCCCGACGCCGGCGAGCATCCCGAGCTTTTTCTGCCCTACCCAGCACTCGTCGTCCTGCCACGCGAAGGACGAGAGCAGGGCGTAGGTGACGCGGGCGCCGGCGGAAAGCGACGGGTCGCGGAGTATGCAGTTGGGGACCTGAGTGAAGCCGGCTTGGAGGGCGGGGTCGGCGAATTCGACCGCCTTGCCCGTCACTGCTGGACCCGTTTCATCGGCGGCGGCTTGATCGGCCGGCGGATCAGGTTCGGCGGTGCCTTCGCCCGTTCGCCCGTCTTCTCGACGTCGAGCTCACGACGGGGCGGCAGTCCGTTCTCGCCGTGCTCGGGCGTGCGGCGCGGCGGCATCAGTGGCACCGCTTGCAGGGGTCGTAGAAGTCACGGCCGTAGCCGGCGGTGATCGGGAAGGGGCGCCAGCCGGAGCGCTTCGCCGGCGCGAGGCCGGGGCAACTCGGGCGCGAGTGGTACTTCAAGCTGACGGCGGTGATCCATCGGAGACCGAACATCAGAGCATCCGTCCTCGGCGCTCGAGGCGGCGGGTCAGCCGGGAGACGAGGAGGCGCGGGATCGACCAGCGCAGCCGCGTGTAGGGGACGTCGCGGAGGAGGTCGAAGTTCGGCTGCTCGCGGCAGAAGAGCCAGTGCTCGAGGTCGAAGAGCCACTGCCACCCGCGCATCAGAAGATCGCCTCCGGGTCGACGTCTTCGCCGGGCTTGCGGCCGGCGCGCTTGAGCTCGCGGGCCTCGTCGAAGTCGACCTCGGAGCCGATGCAAGGAGAGCCGCCGCGACGCATCCGGTCGGTGTGCCGGTGTTTCGCGATCTTGCCGTCTTTCCGCACCGTCACCCACTTGGTGCAGAACGGGCACTGCTTGCGATCTGAGTCCAACGGTGAAGCCTCCTAATCAACGTCCCTAGCGTTGGCGCGGCAGAGTAGGAGGCACTGCGGACGGAAGCTAGCGGGCAGCCTCCGGGCGGTCGAGCTTGCGTCGCGCCTCGAGCGCCGCGGTGGCGACGTCGGTGAGGGGCTTGCCGCGGCCTCTGCCGACGATCGCGGGGGACCTCGGCGGGGCGAAGTCGGCGACGGTGCGGCGGCAGCGTTTCCAGTCGAAGGGCCAGTTGCCGGCGGGTCTCATCGGCGCCTCTCCTCGTCGAAGCGGCAGTAGCGGAACCGCGCCGGCGCCTTGGGTTTCGGGTCGACGCGGTTGCCGTCTTTGTCCTGCAAGGCGACGCCGTGCCGCTCGAGGTCTTCGAGGCACAACGCCGCCTGCTCGGGCGAGCTCGCGAAGGCGATGATCGCCTGTTCGGTCGCGTAACGGCGCCCGACGTTGCGCCCGCCCATGAGCAGCAACGGGCGCCCGGACTCGATCGCCTCGAGCGCGCGTAGCTGGGCGGGGTGAGGGCGGAAGGTGGTCACGAGTCCGACCTCTCGGGCGCCGGGCGGAACGGCGCTTGCGCGTTCTCGAGGATCACTTCGACCGCCTGGATTGCCCGCTCGACGTCGCGAGCCGGTGCCTTGAGCTCGTCGATCCGTTTCTCGAACCGGCGGGGCAGGTGTTTCGCCAGCTTGTCGTACTTGCCGGTGAGGACGCCGAGCCTCTCGCGGGCGAGCTCGCACAACTGCTCGGGCGTCATTCCGATCATCTCGCCGTAGAGGGTGACGCTGCGACCGCCGAAGCGCTCATCCTCGCCGGGGTCGTCCACCTTGATCGTTTCGCTCGGGTCTTTGTCGTAGCGGGCGGTGGGCTCCGCGGGCTTGTACTTGCGGCTCACGGCGCCCCCTTGATCGGTCGCATCGGCGGGAGGTCGAGAGGCCGCCGGATGATGTTTATGGGAGTACCTTTGCCCTCGCTCTTCTTCGGCGCCGTCGCGAGCGCGGCCTGCTCGAACTCTTCTTCTTCGCGACGGGCGGTGGGGCGCTCGGTTGGGCGACTGCCACCAGTGCTCCTTTCGCCTCGCTTGCGGGTCATGGTCGTTCCGCCTTCGCCACTGCGTCGGGGTCGAGCGAGCGCAGGGCCGACTCGATCCCGACGAGCTCTTCGCCGTGGGCGCCGTCGACGTCGGCGAGCAGCGTCTTGGCTGCGTGCACTTCGCCGCGGAAGTCGCCGGCGGAGCGGCCGTCGCCGATCGCCAGGAGGGCGACGACGAGCAGGACCGCGACGCCGAAGTAGACGGCCGGAAAGCCCCACTCGGTGTCGAGGATCAGGCGGCTAGGAAGACTCGGCATTTAAGCCCCCCCCCCCTCAGATTCCTGCCCTTCGATCGCGCGGCGCATCTGACAGAACATGCAGTTGCACGGCGCCTCGTCGTCGGGGTTCCACTCGACCGGCTCGAGGCGCATCGCCCCGAACTGCAAGCCGAGCACCATCGCCCGCTGCACGGCCTGACCGATCCCGTTTCCCTCGCCGAAGACGATCTTGAGCGTCCGGTTGACGGCGATCGGGTTGAGGCCGTGGTCGGCGATCACCTTGTTCCACGAGCGCTCGTTGCGCGCCAGGTGTTCAAAGACCTCCATGATTTCGTCCGTCGAGTAGGTGTCGCTGGCGGCCGGTTGCGGCGGCTTTTGGTCGCGGGCATCCATCACCCCTGCCCTCCGTTCTGCCCGGCCTCGCGGTCGAGCTCGGCCTCGGCGCTGAGCGAGCGGGCCGACGCTGCGTAGGCCGACGCGCTCGGGTGGTTGCGCTCGAGCCAGTCCTCGGCGCCGGCGCGGAGCTCGACGTCGACGCCGGACGTGGCCTGCTCGAGGAGAGCCCGGACGATCGTCACGGCCTCGACGTGCTCGACGTCGGTGAGCGCCATCTAGCTCACCCCTTCGAGCAAACCCTCGGCCAGTCTCAGGCTCGGGTTCGAGTTGAGGTTGAGCTCGTCGCGGCGGTAGCGCATCGTCGTGGCCGGGTTCGCGTGGCCTACCGCGAGTTGGACGACGTGCAGCGGGGAGCCGTCAGCCAGGGTGTGCGTGACGAAGCCGTGCCGGAGCGAGTGCGGGCTGATCGCCGGGTTGACGTCTGCCCACTCGGCGAGTTTGCGGAGCCGCTTGGCGGCGGCCTCGCGGGTGATCGGCGCCGCCGGCGTGGCGATCGCGCCGCGACGGGTGAGGCGGCAGACGATCGGGCCCTCGCGACGGCCGCCGAGCAGTTGCTCGATCGCGTCGTCGACCTCCGGCGCCAGGGGGACGACGCCGACCTTCGAGCCCTTGCGGATCACGCGGAGGGTGCGGTGGCCGGCGGAGCGGCCGAGGTCGGCGGCGTCGGCGCGGATCGCCTCGCTGATGCGGAGCCCGTTGAGGCCGAGCAGGGAGACGAGCACGAAGTCCCGCATCGACCAGTCGCGGGCGACGACGAGTAGTCGCTTCATTTCGTCGCGGCTGAGCCACGGCGTCGTAGAGTCGCCGGGCGCGGCGAGCCGGTCGATCTTGCCGAACGGGTTGAGGGTGGCGGCCTCTTCTTCTACCGCGTAGTCGTAGAAGCTGCGGCAGGCCGAGAGCTTGCGGTCGATCGTCGCGGCGGCGAGGGTGCCGAGGGCGATCAGGTAGTCGCGGTACAGGTTCCCGTCGACGCGCGACGCTTCGAGGGCGTCGACGCCGGCGGCGTGGCACCAGTCGAGGAAAGCCGTCACGTCGGCCAGGTAGGCACGACGGGTTTCAGTGCGCGAGTACGACGTGAGCCAGTCGTCGCGCAGTACGAGTGCGGGGGTCACTGGGCGCCTCCTTTGGTCGGTTATGTGCCTCGGGGCGGGTCCCTAGCCCGTCTCGAAGGTGTGGGCACACTACAGGAAAACGGCCCCCGCTGTGAAGCGAGGGCCGTCTCCCGCACCCACCGACCAAAGTAGATGCGCTGGGACCGTAGCAGGCGGCGAGCTAGGCGGCGACGGGTTCCGCGGTGCGGCGGCAGAGCTCGGCCACGGCGTTGCCGTCGACCATCGCGCGGCGTCGGAGCTCTTCCTCGTCGACGACGCTGAGCGTCGCGTCTGCAGCGTCGGGCTCGGCGATCCCCGCGTCGCGGAACATCGCCCGCGTGGCGGCGGCTGCCGTCTCGAGGCGGGTACCCCGGCACCGGCGTTCGAGCCGTCGTGCAGCGCCGGCGATTTGCTCCGCTTCCCGGCGCGTGGCGGTGGTGCGTAGGTCGATGGGCATAGCGGCGACCGTAGCGAGGCCGTTGGACGCAAACTCGAGGATGAGCTCGTGCACGTGGCCGGGGCGGCTGCTAGAAGACGCGGCCATGAGCGACGAGGACCGGAAGGCGCGCGAAGAGAGGGTGGTCGAGGCGGTGCGCCAGTGGCTACCCGAGCTGACGACGCCGGGCTCCGTGATTCAGGTCACGGCCTGCGAGCCCGGCGAGAACGACGGCGCGCTCTTCACCGTCACGAAGACGCGGGCGCACATCTGCCGGCGATGAAGGACGTCGACGAGGGTCCGCCGCAGTTGCGGATCGACGGCGGCGAGGTCACGAGCGAGCAGGCGGCGAGGACGTCGCGGGCTGGCCGGGGCGGAGGCGGCCTGAGCTACGCGCAGAAAGCGATCTTGCGGAAGATCGAAGAGCAGGGCAGCATCCGGGCCGTCGAAGCCGGGGTGATCGTCCACGCGCACCGAGGCCGCGGGTGCTGGCGGAAGAAGAACGAGCCGAGCGCGACCGGCGATCGGTACAAGGGCGGCGGCGAGAGCTGTTGCGCCTTCGCGTCGACGGACGGGAGCTCGGCGCTGAAACGCCTGCGTGAACGCGGGATCGTGCGGCAGCGCGAGGACCGCAGCTACGAGCTCGCGCCGCTGTAGCCGTCGCTGACGTCCGACGCGACTCCTACGGTGCCGGCCCACCTTGGAGACGTCGCGTGTCGATCGAGAGTGCGAGTGGTGCCACGGGCCTCTGCCGGAGGGCTCGCGCAAAGACCGCTTGACGTGCTCGAAGAAGTGCCGGCAGGCGAAGCAGCGCTTCGAGTCGCGGATCGGTCGCGCGGATCCGGCCGCGACGGGTGGGCCGATGCGCTTCGCCTACGCCGACCCTCCCTACCCCGGCCTCTCCCGGCGCTACTACGGCGACCATCGCGACTTCGACGGCGAGGTTGACCACGCCGAGCTCGTGTCGCGCCTCACCACGGCGGGGTACGACGGCTGGGCGCTTTCGACGTCGGCGGCTGCGCTCCGCGACGTTTGGGCGCTGTGCCCGGTCGACACGCGGCTGTGCATCTGGTTCAACGGGCCGCGGAAGACGAAGAGCTACCGGCCGCTCCGGGCCTACGAGGCGGTCTTGGTGTGGGGCGGGCGCGAGCGGGCCGTACCCGTCGTCGAGGACCTGTGCGACGTCTTGCAGTGGGGCGGTCGGCAGCACTCCTACCCCGACGCCGTGACCGGGATGAAGCCTGCCGCGTTCTGCGACTGGCTCTTCAAGCTGCTCGGCGCGACGAGAGGCGACGAGCTCGACGATCTGTTTCCGGGCTCTGGCGCCGTCGAGCGCGCTTGGGGCGTCTTCACCCGCGAGTAGGCCGCCGAGGGCGTCCTGCGGGCGCTCTGCGCGTCTCCGGGCGTAAAAAAGCGCCCCCCGGCGTGAACCGAGGGGCGCTGTGCCAGGGAGAGGCGCTCCCGCTAGGCCGCGGCGGTGGCAGCCTGGACCGGCTGCTCGTTGTCGTCGGCCTCCGCGTAGAGGACGATGCCCTCGACGCTGCCCACGTCGAACGTGTGCGGCTGGCCCGCCGTGTCGTTCGAGTAGTGGTAGAGCTCGGCGCCTTCCGGCGTCTCGAGGCCGGACTCGGTGAAGCCGTCCGGTACCTCGTCGCCGGCGATCTTGTAGAGCGGCTTCTCGGACGCCGCCGAGGTCGTCGGGGCGTCTCCGCCGCTCTGCTCGCCCCCGTCGCCGCTGCCGGCGGCGTCTCCCTCGGCCGCGGGCGGGGCGTCACCCGAACCGTCGCCGGTCGACGCGGCCTCGCCGTCGCCGTCCGCGGGCGCGTCGGTGCTGCCCTCTGGTGCGGAGCCGGTCGGCGCCGCGGGCGGCCAGCACCACGTGGCGGGCTCGGACCCGCCGGACGTCGACTCGGGGACGTTGCTGACCGAGTAGGGCGGGAGCCCCGGCGGGAACACGGTCAGGTCGAGGTTGGCCGGCGCGTCGCCTTCGGGCTTGCCGACCCGGCTGACGATCGCCGGCGCCTGCGGGCTGTCGACCGCAGTGGGATCGCCGGGGGTGTAGTAGACGATCCGACCCATAGTGGGTTCCATAGTGCCTCCGTTGGTTGGTGGGTTGTACTGCCGGCCGCTGACCCTACCAACGCGAAGCGGCGCCGACCCCAGTCCAGTCGGCGCCGCTTTCACGAATCCCCCCAAACAGCGGGAACGCTCCGCCGCTGAGGGTACAAAACCGAGTCGGACCCTGCTACTGCGGCCACTCCTCGGATCGAATCCACCGGAGCTGACCGCGGGGCGGCCAGTACGCGAGCTCGGCGACGCCGCCCGCCTTCTTCGCGGCGGCGAGCAGCTCGGCTCGATCTTCGGGACCGAACCGCTCGTATGGGCTCTTCGCCGTCGACTTGACCTCGATCAGCCGGACCTCGGAGACGAGGCGCGAGTGGGAAGGCGTGACTTCCTCACTCCGGGCGCGCATCGCCACGAGGTCGAAGGTGCCGAGCGAGCCCGGCGCGCGGAGAACTACCCACCCTTCGGCCTCGAGCACCCGCTTGACGGCGCGCTCGCGGTCGTGTCCGCGGCTCACGCGCTCGAGGCAGGCGCGACGACTGGCTGCGAGTGCTGCGCGACGAAGGCGCGGAGCGTCTCCTCGAGCCCGGTGATCGCCGAGGCGGCGTCCGGGTTGGAGAGTTCGCCGGCGCCGACCCTTTCCGCAGTCGTCGCGAGGGCCCGCCCGACGTCGGCCAGGGGCGACAGGTCGACGAGCTCGGCGAGCAGCTCCGGGTGGAGGTTGGCGAGGGCCTTGGCTGCGTCGGGATCGGCGAGGAATTCCGCCAGGGCGTCTTCGAGGTCGTTCTCGACGTTCAGGTGTTCGCCCTTCTGCCAGCCGTCGACCCACTTGTAGGCGAGGGTCAGGGCTGCGAGCGCGCCTGCGCCCATGAGGCCGAGCACGCCGCCGGCGGGGACGTCGACGCCGGGGAAGTGTTCAGCGACCCACCCGGACGCGGAGGCCGCGGCGGGGACGAAGACGATCGGGGTGAGGGTGACGACGATCCGGTTGGGCGGGAACGTCGCTTGCAGCTTGTCGACGATGCGGTTCAAGAGTTTCACTTGGGAGCCTCCTACGGTTGGTGGGACCGCGTGAGGCTCCCAAGCGGGGCGGACGCCGCTACTTCCTGCCGACCCAAAAGCCGGGGCGCACTACCGACTCGTCGAGGTTGCCGCCGCCCGAAGTCCACGTCCACTGAGTCGCGTGGGCCTTGACCGGGATCAGGCCGCACGTCGACGGCCCGCACAGGTGCTTGCCGTTGCCGACGTGGGCGGTGAAGACCCGGTACTCGTCGGGGTGGATACCGGCGTCGTCGAGCTCGTCGAGGACGGCGCCCATTTCGCCGGCGGCGGCGTAGACGGCCGGACGGTCGATCCCCCGCGCGTGCTGGCGGCGGACCCAAGCTGGCGCGTCTGCAGGAGTCGCGTCACCGGGCTCGACGTCGAGGCACTCGGCGTTGTGCGAGCTCGCCACGGCGATCGACACGAGCCGGGCCTTCGGGCAGCGCCGGCGGAGTTCGCCGTTCTCGTAGGTGGGCCAGGTCCCGCCGACGTAGCCGGCGGCGGCGCGGGCGTCGGTCGGTATCTCGCTGACCGTCACCGAGTCGTACATGACCCGCGGCGCGGCGAGGAAGGCGAGGAGGCGCTGCCGCTCCCGGCGAAGGCGACGGATCACGCGACCTTCGCGGCGAGCTCGAGCGCCGTGTTTCAGGCGCCGGTGCCGTTCGCGGTTGTGCTTGCGCGCCTTGATCGCGGCGGCAATCCGCTCGAGGCGCTTGCGCGGGGCGACGACCTTGTTGGCGGCTATCGGCCTCATGCTCGGTACCCCGTCTGCGGCGCGATGTGGTCGTGGTCTTCGTGGTCGGGGAAGTGCGCGTCGACGACCGAGCCCTCCTTGACGTAGAAGCCGGCCGGGCCGAAGAGCTCGTGAAAGTCACCGGGACCGTGCGGGGTGTGCTCCATGCACCACCGCTGAAACTCTTCCATCAGGGCCTTCGTCGGGAAGATCAGGTCGACCGCCTTGCCCAACGGCGTCGGGTTGTGCCAGCTCCCCGGCGCGTGGGTCCCATCCGTCGTCGCGGTGACGGTGCAGACGGTCTTGCGCTGCGCGGCGAATTTGTAGGCCGCAGCGATGCAGCGCTTCACCGGGTCGGCGATGTTCGCGGGGTGGCCGTCGAGCATCCCGACGTGAAACGTGCCGACGCGGCGGCGGTGGATCGACGTCACCTTCTGCTTGACGCGGCGGGCCTTGAGGCCGAGGCGACCGGCGAGCGAGAAGTGCTGGTGCTCGATCGCGCCGCGACGCCTACGGAGCAGCTTCCGGTGTTCCCGGCGGAGTGCTCGCTCTTCGGATCGGAGGCTCATTGAGAAGTCCTTTCAGGCCGGGCTCGACTTCGACGCCGGCGCAGGTTTCGAGGAGGCAGACTTCAACACCGGCGCCGGACGATCCGCCCGATTCGCCCTGCTGGCCGCCTGAGCCTTCGTTGCCGCCGGGTGAGGGTTCCGCCGCCCCTTCGCCTTCCTGACCGGGAGACGCGCCGGGAGCGGCTCCTGCGGGCGGATTCTGCCCCTCACCGGGGCTCGGTTGCTGGTGGCCGTGGTTAGACGGCTGCTGGTGGGCATCACCCCCTCCGGTGTCGCCGGCGGTCGACGACGGTTCGGAAGACGTCGCGGGAGACGTCGCGGTGTGATCACGCGCCGGCGGCGGAAACGTCGCGAGCGCCAGGTAGGCGGCACGACACGCGCTCGAGCGGCGACAGTTGATGAGCCCGACCCGGATACGCTCGGCGCAGCGATGAGCTCGAGCGGAGTGGTCGAGGGATTGCTTGTCGCAGATCGCCTTGTTCACCCTCGTCACCTGGGGCTTGAGCACGTTCACCTGACTCTCCACGGCGCCCTGGTTGAGGAAGACGAGGAAGATCGCCACAGCCCCAGCGACGATCGCCAGGGCCACCGCCCCGAAGATCGGCAGCGCGTGGTCGGCAATCCAGACCTCGGCTCGGTTGAGCTTTACCTGCTTCATCCCGTCACCACCATTCCGATTAGGGTCACGATCACCGCGAGCAGGCCGACCACTGCCGAGCCGAGCGCAATCACCATTGCCCGAGCCGCCAGTTCCCGCCGGTCGCGGTCTTCCTTCCTCCACGCCTTGAAGTCAGCACGCAGGCCGGCGAGCTGGTCCCCGAGCCCGCCCTCACCGCGGACACCGAAGACCATCGCCTCGAGGTCTTGGAGACGCTCTTCAACGCGATCGGCTGGGCTCACTTCGAGCTCCACGGGTTGCTGCTTTCTCCCCCACCGCTGTTGTCCGACGTCGACCACGGGTTTGAGCCGCCGCCGAAGGAAGACGACCACGGGTTGCTCGAGTCGCCGGTCCCGTACTTGCCTTCGCCGTAGTACTTCAAGAAGAGTTCGTCCTCGCGGTTGTGCTCGATCCCGTACCGCTCGAAGAGGTTGTCGAGCACCTTGTTGGCTTCGTCGTAGGTCGCTTCCATCGTCGCGAGCTGTTTGTCCCGCTGCTTCCGCATCCGGCCGACCTGACGGTGCTTGCCTTCTTCGGTGGCCGCCGTCATTTTCGTCGCGTAGGCCGAGCTCAGGTCGTCTCTGGCCGAAGAGCTGTTCTTGGCGAACGCCTCGAGCACGCGCCCGAGCAGGGCGGAGTCGCGCTCTTTGCCGGCGTCCTTCGGGTAGGGCGGAGCCACGAGCGAGCGAACGTAGCGCTCGGGCGTCCCGTAGCCGCGCAGCTTCGCCGAGAGCTTGTCGAGGGCCTCCTGCCGTTCGGTCGAGAAGCTGCCGATGATCGGGACCTGACCGAGGCCCTCTGCTTTCTTGCGGCCGGCGGGGACCGCTGCCTCGCTGGCGACGCGGGAGAGCGGCGAGAGCGAGAGCAGTTGCGCCAGGGCGTTCCACCCCGAGCCCGGTTCCTGTTTGCCGCTGAGCGGCGACACGCCGTAGATCGCCGTGCCGAGCGAGCCGAGGACCGGCTGTGCGATCTTCGCGGCGGCGATCCCCTTCGGGCCTTCGGTCGATCCGCCGAGGGCCTCGACGAGCGCGTTGGAGCCGGGCGCGATCCGGCTGAGGTCGACGAACGCCTTCTTGCCGCCGAGGTCGACGGGGACCATCGCCCACTGCGTGAAGTAGCTCGGGTCCCCGTGCAGGAGGCGTTTGACCTGCTGGGCGTTCTGCTGGCCGAGCCCGTAGAGCATCGCGGCCTTGATCGGGTGGCGCTTGGGGAAGGCGTAGAACGTCCACCGGAGGCTCATGCGGAGGAAGGGGTAGAAGATCATCGCCTGCGCGGCGACCCGCTCGTTTTTGGTGAGCGCCGACCAGTTGCCCATTACGTCGTCAAGGTAGGACTGGTACCGCCGCGCCCACTTCGGATGCTCGGCCACCCACTCGGCCTGCTCGCGGAGGCTCTTGCCCTTCATCTCGCCGAGGGCCTTCCCCATCTCCCGGTGCATCCCACCGACGCCGCGGAGGAAGACGTTGGCGCGGCTGTTCAAGTCCTTGTCGATCTTCGCGAGCGCGGTCAGCGCCCGGATGCGGCCACCCTTCCAAGCGTCGAGGCGCTGAATCGACGTCGGGATGCCGCGGAGGAACCGACCGTAGGGCGTCCCCTCGAGCGTCTTGTAGGCGTTGGCGGCGGCGTCCATATCGCCGGCTTTGAGGTCGAGCTTCAAGTCCTCGGCTTTCTCGATCGTGCGCGTGGTGACGCCGACCCACGAATCGAACGCCTGCCGTTTCTCCGGGCTCATCTCCTTGTAGGCGGCGATCGCCTTCCGGGCGAAGCGCGGGTTCAAGAGCTTCGGCTGCGCGACCGATGCCTGCCCGTACTCGGCGATCACCTGCATGGCCGCCCACGCCGGCGACGTGCCGAGGATCAGGAAGGACGTCGCGCGGTTCGCCTTCGCCAGCTTCGGCGCGACGAGGGTGTTGGCGAGCTGGGACACGAGCTCGTCCATCGCCGCCTTGCGGACGATTTGGTAGTGGGAGCCGGGAGCGCCTTTGCCGTCGCGGAGGGCCTCAAGCTGGCCGACCATCTCGAAGTCCTGGGCGTTGATCCCCTTGCCCTTCCCCTTCCCGTCGAGCACGTCGTTGATGCGTTTGTAGAACTGGCGCGGGACCTTCATCCACTGGTCCGGGCTGAGCACCGGGTCAGGGCCGCGGAAGAGCTCGTCGGCGTCGCGGGCGTTCCACTCGACCTTGCCGCCGGGCTCGAAGCGGTTGGCCTCGATCACGTCGCGGGCGGCTTTGTAGGACTCGCGGCGGGAGACGGGCCGGGCGATCGACTCGCGGATCATCGGGCGCAGGCCCTCCTCGACGAGGCCGTGCTCCTCGGCGGTGCCTCTCCGCATCTTCGACTTGCCGGGGAACTGCGTCAGCTTCGTCCCGGTCGAGCCGTAGACGGGCGCCCCGTGCTGGCGGCCGGGACCGGCGTGCTGGTACTCGGGGAGCTCGGTGATTCCCTCGCGGGCAAGCTGAGCCTGGACGTCGCCGGCGAACTCTTTGGTGAGCTCGGGATCGACCTCGCTGGCGGCTTTGTGCTTCCGGGCGGCGAGCTCGGCGAGGTCGGCTGCCTCGATCCGCCGGCGGGCGGCGAGCTCGCGGGCGGTGACGACCTGACCTTCAAGCTCCGCCTGGTGGCGCTCGGCCTCGAGCACTTTGCCGCCGCGGCGCTCGAGTTTCGCCAGGGTGCCGGCGGGTCCGCGGCCGAGCCCTGCCAGCGCCGTCGCCTTCTGGCCGCGTCCGGCCTTCGACGTCTCCTTGCCGGCGCGCTCGAGGACGGCGGCTTTCACCCGGTCGAGATCCGCACGCGACGCTTTCGCTCGGGCCTCGGCAGCGCGGAGTCCGTTGACGACGACTTTGGCCTGCGCGCTGAGCTCGCCGTTGCGGTACAGGCCCTCCGGCGTGGCGGTCGCGTTGCGGTAGCGCATCTTCGCCTCGCGGAGCGTCTTCTGCGCGCGGTTGTTCGCCTTGACGGCCTTGACGTAATCGGGCTCTTTGCGGAGCAGCTCGCGATCGCGCTGCGACACCTTGACTCGGGCCTCGCCGGCGGCGGACGCCTCGGACACCTTCGCCCGGAGAGCTCGACGTCGGGCGCCCTCGGCGCGACGCTCGGCCTGCTTGACGAGGGCTTTGGACTGGCGCTTGATCGCTTTCGCGGAGGCGCGGTCTTCGCGGGCCTCGCGGCGGAGGACGTCTTTCGCGAGCTCGCCGCGTTTCGGCTGGGAGCGCACGACGTCGCGCACCGACCGCGGGTACCTCTCCTCGGGGAAGGGAATGTCGCGCGTCGACGCCGCCGAGAGGAAGCGGGCGCGCTCGGAGTGCTCGGGTGCGAGGCCGGGCGTCTGTCGCGCGTGGGCGCCCTGCTTGCGGTACTCGCGGACGACGCGGATCACGTTCGGGTTGGCGAGGACGTCGGGGCGTTTCTCGATATAGGCGATCACGTCGCGGGTCATAAGCTGCGACGGCGCCGGCTCGTGCCCCTCGGGGATCGGCTTCAACCGGGCCTTGATCCGTTTGACCTCGGCGAGCATCGCAACCGGATCGTCGAGCTTCATCGGGTGCCGCTGCAAGAAGCTGGCTACGTCGGCGTCCCTGATCTTGAGGTCGAGCTTCTTGCCGCGGCGGCCACGCAAGACGCCTTTGCGGACGACCTCGCCATCCGTCGCGCCTCGAGCAGCCTCCAACATGCCCTGCTGGCGATCGCTGAGCTCGCCGCGGACGCGGGTCCGGCCGCGGGCTGCGATCTTCGCCGCCTCCTTGCGCTGGCCGGTGCGCTCGAGGACGCGCGGGGCTTTGCCCTCTCGGTAGCCGTGGGCCTTCCCGTGGCGCTCGCGGCTCTTCTCGGTGATCTTGCGGACGGCCTCGACGATGCGGCCTTTGCCGATCTTGTCGCCGGCGGCCTTCGAGCCGAGCCCGAGCATGATCGGGAGCGTCAAGCCGAGGTTGTCTTCGACTTCCCTCTGAACCTCTTTCGCGTCGCTCGACGTCGCCAGTTTCGCTACCTGCCTCGCGAAGTCGAGCTGTTCCTTCGGTATGTGCGCGACCGGGGCGAGAATCTCTTTGCCGCTGTAGCCAGCGGCGCCGGGCACCCCGGCCTCGTGGGCGACCGTCGACGCGGCGCGGCCGGCGGTGATCCCGCCTTTGATCGCGACGCCGACCGGGTACGTGACGAGGCCCGGCAGGGCGCGGGCGGTCGTCTTCGCCGTCTTCTTCGGGTTGTCCACCACGGCCTCGACGTGGCCGCGGACGACGGGCAAGCCGAGGGCACCGACCTTGCCGGCCTTGATCCCCGGCACCGCGGCGCTGGCGGCGCGGGAGCGCTCGGCGGCGGCCTTGGCGCCGGCGCGGCGAACGGTGCGCGAAGCGGCCGACTCGGCGGCGCGCTCGGCGGCTTTCGTCGTGTCCCGGCCAGCGGCGCGCATGGCGGCCCTTCCGGCGAGTCTGCCGCCGGCGCGGACGCCGGAGCCGGCGTTGAGTACTCGCGCGACGGCTTTGCTGCCCGTCGACTCGACCTTCGCCGCCGCGGCCTCGCCGACCTCCTTGACGACGGTCTTGGCGCCAGCCTCCGCGGCGCGCTTGCCGAGGGCCCCGACGACGCCTCCGCCGGGAGCGGCGAGGGTGATCGCGGTCGTCAGGTCTTCCGGTTCGCCGAGGCCGCGCGAGCTCCCGTGGCCGCCGGCCGAAGCCGACCGGAAGGCTTTGCGGTAGGCCCGCGGGGCGACCTCTTTGAGCGCTTTGTCGGGGAAGTTCGCTTTGACCGGCGAGCCTTCGGGCGTCTTCCGCCCGGCCTTGAAGGCGGCCTCGCTGGCGAGGGCGTGGCGGAGGCGTTTGCTGGACTCGCGGAGCTGCGCTTTCAGTTTCCGGTCGGTCGTGCGGGCGGCCTTCTCTTCGGCGCGGCGGAGAGTCTCGATCGGCTTACTGGCCTTCGCCTTCGTGACCGCTTTCGTCGCGGCTGCAGCATCCTTCTTCGCCGCCGCCGCTTCCCGTTTGTCCTTCTGCTCGAGCCGGCGGACGCGACGGCCGGTGCGGGTGTGCTGCTTGCCGAGCTCGCGCTTTTCCGCCGACGTCGCTTTCGAGCGCACCTTCTTGTTGCCCGACTCGGCCCGGTAGGGACCCATCGGCGGCACGGACGTCTTGCGCCCGCGCTTGCGCTTCTTCTTCGTGAGGCTCGTCGGGAGGTCCCCCCATCCCATGAGGGCCTCCTACCGCGCCGGCGTCGGCGGTCCCGCGACCTGACCCTTGCGTACTCGCCGGTCGTAGGCTCCGCGGCTCTTCGCGGCCTGCTGCTTCCGCAGCTTGGCGACGGCGCGGGCGGCCTCGGCGGCGTAGCTCGAGCCCATCCGTTCCGTCAGCGCCGCTTGGAACTTCGCCCATTCCTTCGGCGTCTTCGGCACCTTGATTGCGAGCAGCGTCTTCGCTTCCGACATTGCATCGGCGGAGTGTTCGCCGCGGGAGCGCTTTTCCGCGGTCGACAGGCCCTTGCCGTCTTTGTTGTCTTCGCGGTAGTTCTTCGCCGTTGCCCGCTGGGAGCGAGCCGACGTCGCCGCGTTCTTGCGCGAGATGCCGATGCGTTCCTGCGCCTGCCGGTTGCCGATCGAGTCCTGCCGAGCTTCGTGGGCGGCCTTGAGCCGAGCGAGTGCAGCCTCGGCGGCGGCGGCCTGTTCCGCCGATTTCGCTTCGCGGCGGGCGAGGCGGAGCTTGGCGCGTTCGGCCTGGTAGGCGCGGTCGGATTCGCGGATTTTCTCCTTGGCGGTGACGCGGGCCGCGCCCTTTTCCCGCTGGACGGCGGCCGTGTCGTCCTTGAGTTTCATCCGGCGGTTGCGCTCGGACTGGCGGGCCTCGATCCCCTGCATACGGGCCGCGGTCTTCTCGCTGCCGAGGCGCCCGACGAAGTTGGCCTGCTCCTGCTGGACCGGCAGGTTCATGGCGACGCGGGCGCGCTGAGCGGCGGCGCCGGCCTGCGCGATTTTGGCGAGGCCCGCGGTGTCCTTCGGGCCGCCGACGAGGGCGGCGAACTGCTCATCGTCGGCCGCGAGTTTCGCCGCGTCGGCGGAACTGCGATCGCCGGCTTCGGCGAGCTGCTTGGAGGTCGTGTCCTCGACGGACTGCAAGGCGGCGGCGCCGGCGTCCTGCGCGCCCTGGTAGTCGGAGGAGAGCTGCGCGTACCACTGGCCGAGGTCCCTTTCGCGAGCGCGACTGCCCTTCGCCTGCTCGCGCAGGTTGCGGATTTCAGGGTTGTATTCGGTCGACGCCTCCGCGTTGGCGATCGCGCCCGCCTGCCGGCCGGTGTGCAGGCCGAGGAACTTCCCGACGCTATCTCCGCCGCCGCCGCCGCGTCGACCGCGACCGGGGCGACCACCGTGGGCGCCGGCGTTTGGACGTCGCACCACGCCGGCGCCTCCGCCCTGACGTCCCCTTCCCCGTCCCCGTCGAGCCATCGCTATCTCCTCCCCCGCCGAGCGTTGACTCGGGCGTTGATCGCTCGCGCTTTCGCGTTGAGTTGCCGGGCTTGACCGGGCCGGCGGACGTTGCGCCCGTCAGCGCCAGGGCCGTTGAGTCGTCCCCGGCCGCGCGCGACAACTCCGGCGCGTCGACCGGCGCCACCTACGCCGAGCTTTTCCGGTTCGCTGGCAGCGGCGCGCTGGACCGCACCTTCGGCGATCCGGGCGCCGCCGAGTTGTTCGTCTCGACCCGTCTGCGCGACGCCGCGGTTGTAGGCGGCCTGCGCTTCCGCGTAGCTGTCTTCGAGGCCCTTCTGCGTTTTGTCGTACGCGCTCCGGGCCGAGGACTGCTTGTTGATCGTCGAGCCGGCGTAGAGCTGGTTCCCGGCGGTGTTGGTGATCCCCCGCTGGTTGTTGCCGAGCTGCTCTTTGTTTTCGGCCGAGCGCGAGTACGGGTTGTCGGCGCCGGAGCCGAAGCCGAGTTCGTTCTGTGCGGCGGAGTACTTGGCACCGAGGCCGGCGCGGGTGTCGGCCGCTTCGTTGCCGAGTTCGGCGGATTCCCGCTGGGCCGTCGAGTCCCAAGGCATCGGCTTTGCCGGCGGGAGCCCTTTCCCGCCGAGGCCGCCGCCGCGTCGACCGCGACCGCCACGCGCGACGGCGCGGCCCTGCTGGCGAGCACGGGCAGCGGCTACGCGGTGCTGCGCGTTGCTGACGTAGGCCCTCCCGCGTGCCATCTATTCGGTCCCCTGGTCCCCGTGCTTCTTGCCGCCGGCGGCGTTCTTTTTGCGGGCGCCTTCGAGGGCCTTTTTGCGCCCTTCGAGCAGCCGCTTGTTGAGCGCCGCCAGTTTCGCGTTGCCGGGGTTCCTCTTGAGGCCCTGCCGGACCTGGGCGAAGGTCTTGCCGCCGGCGGCGCTGGCGATCTGCTGGCGCCAGTCTTTGCCGTACGCCTTCTCGAGCGTCTGCCGCTGTTTCATCGTGCGCTGGGCCTGCTCCTGCGTGATCGCGCCGGAGGAGACACGCGCGGCGAGCTGGCGACCGCCGGGACCGGGCAGGGCGGCGCCGCCGAGGCCGATCCCTTTGCCGTTGTCAGCACCCTGACCGCGACCACGGCCGCGGCCTCGAGTCGGACGCGACGGCTGGGCCGGACCCTGACCGGGCGGGTTCATCATCCCCCGGCCGGGCGGGTTGACTTTGCCGGCGCCGGGCGCGGGCGTCCCGCCGTTACCGTTGCCGCCGAGGCCGAGCCGCTGCTTGAGCGGGCCTGCCTGACCGGGCGGGATGCGGAGAGGAAGGGTTTGGAAGCCGCGCGGGCCGCCTCCCTGCTGCCGGCCACGACCACGGCCGCGGGGTCGAGCGTTGCCTACTGCGGGCATCTTGGGTCCTCCTGTTCATTCCGCGCCGAGGTTGGCGGCGAAGAAGTGGAAATCGGCGTTTGCCAACGTCGAGCTCGCGAGGTTTTCGACGAGCCGGATTTCGTATCCGTGCACGCCGGCTTTGCTCGTGATGAGGTTGATGTTGGCATTGGTGGCTTGAAGGCTCGCAGTCGTCGAGGACGTACAGGAGCGTATTGCGCCGGGGTAGTCGAAAGTGGCTTCGGTTTTGGTCTGCAAGAAGATTTTGTAGACGCCGGTTTCGGGGTGTTCGACGGTCAGGCCCGAGCCCCCGCGGAGGATCGCCCCGGCGGCGCTGACTTCGACCCAAATCAGGTCGGCGAAGCCTTCGATGCCGAGCTGTTCTTGGAACGATTCCCCTTCGCCTTCTTCGGGGTTCGGCGGTTCGAGGCCGCCTTCTTCGAGTTCCTGCCAGGTGGGGATCGAGCCGGCGACGCTCGACGGTTGGATCGGGAACTGCTGCCGTATCTCGTCGAAGTTGGCCTGCGTGCCGACGTTGGCCTGTAGGAGCTCGCCGACGATGCGGCGGAGCCCTTCTTCGTCCATCCCGGCTATGCGTCCGTCTTCGGCCATCAGTCGAGCCCCAAGGTCTTGCGGTCGCGGGCGGTGAAGCGGGGAGGCCCGAGCCGGCCGGGATTCGCCAGGACGTTCGGGTAGGGCAGCGGCAGGCCCTTCGCTTCGCGTTCCGTCGCCGAGGGCGCCGGGCCGCCAGCGAGTTCGACGCTGGGGATGCTCGCGTTGACGGTGGAGGAGTTGGGCGCGATCCCCGCCGAGATTTCCGGCGTCGGCGCCGAGACGCTGACCGAGGCCGAGTTGGGTTTGTGGATGCCGGCTTCTTCTTCGAGGGAGAAGGTGCCGGTGCGGAAGTCGAGGACCGAAAATTCGCCGGTCCCCGTCGCCATGAGCCCGGAGTAGCCTTCGCTGTAGGTCGCGTCTTCTTTTTTGAGGACTTCTTCAAAGGTTTCCGGCGACGTCGATTTCGAGGCGAAGAAGTAGACGGTGCCGTTACCGACCACAATGGCGATCCTCGCGCTGACCGCCGTGTAGGTGGTGGTTTCGATTTCTTTGAGGACGGTCGGGGTGCCCGTGACCCACTTCTCGAGTTTGAAGAGAATGTTGCTACCGGCCTTCCGTTCCGCCCGCAGGTAGTAGCCCGACTGCACCGTTTCCGGGGTGGTCTTGTCTCGCAGCAACCACAGGCCCGTCACACGTTCGGCCTGCGTCGCCAGCACCCCGAAGGAGACGATCGCGTAGGCGTAGATCGCGGCAGTCGAGACGAGGGAGGTTTTATTCCAGTAGGCGCCGTCGAAGCCTTCGGCTTTGGTGGACTTCGGCGTCCACCCCTTCGCCGCTTCCGCCTTGCCCTTGGTGATCCCCGGTTTGAGGAGTTTCCATTCCCCGGCGATCGGGTCTTCGTTGCGGTTGAGGTTGTCGACTACCGCCGCTTCTTTCAGCTTTTCGGCGATCGTCGCCACGGTGGCGAGCTCCTACGCGACGACGAGACGGGCGGTGCCGTCAGTCGGGTCCCATTCGACCTTCACCGTGCCGGAGGCGATTTTCTGGACGGCGCCGGCGTCGAGCCATTGCAGCACCGGGGAGGTCGCGGCGGAGCCGGTGTCCTTGTAGATCACCGCGTAGCGGTATTCCGCCGTGACTTCTTTCCATTCCAGCGTTTTCGCTTTGAGCCGGACGATGTTGGTCGCGTTGTCGTAGGAG